AAACGCCACCGACAGAGAAGTTATTCCAGTTGACCGCAGTAACCCCAAGAGTACCTCCGGGTTGTGCGGTGCAATACCAAGCAGATCCAGCCAGACCGCCCTCAGTCACAAAGACTAAGGCAGAGACCAGCTCGTCCCATGCGTTAGCGTCAGCAGACCTTGCCCAAGCACCACTTGCGGCTACATAAATGCCGTTATCGTAAGCATTTGTTTGGTTTTTAACTAAAACCCTGTCTCCAGCCACTACCGCTACGGTGTCAATGGTCTGAGCGCCTGAGAGCGTAATATTTGCAGTCGTTGCCGCTACTACCGGTTGCTTCCAAGAGATTCCCAATGCAAGGGAGTCAACGTACAGCTTGGTTGTCAGGTCGTTGTTGCTGACCGGCTGGTTAGTTGCGCTAGCCGTGGTAAACGCACCTGCCGCAGGGGTTGTGACACCAATAGTTGTACTGTTGATCGTACTATTGGTAATCGTCACCCCGTCCAAATTGGGGTTAGTCGGGGCATAAAACGGCAGTCCCGCTGGCCCGATGAACGAAATAATGTTGTACGGGTACAGGGGCTCAAAAGTCCCCTGAACCGAAACGATGTTGGTCGTTTGGGTATTAGCGGTCTGGTTAGACATGGTGAATCCTTATTCGGTAGCCACCAACGTAATGTATAAGGTGTTAGTGCCTGATGAGATGCCCTTGATGTACAGATTTGGGGCTCCGCAATCAATAATCATTGGGTAGATCATATTTGCCGGTAAAACTAGCGAGCCAGCATTACCCGTAGACGCAATCGCGGGGGTGTCCATATTGCTTGAAGTCGTGCCAAAGGTCACGGCAGCTCTACCCGTCCCGGTGTTCAACAAAGCCACGCGGTAGGCGCGGGTTGGGGTGTTGGGAACGATTTGGAGCGCAGAGGACGCAGAAGTTGTGAGATCCAACGCATAGGTTGCGCTAAGAATTTTGATTTGGTTCATGGTTCACCTCAGATGTTGGTTGTGAAATTATCCTACTTTTAAGCCAATTTCCAATATGTCCTTCAAAGATTTTATTGCCTATGTGACCCATGTTGATTTCTGGGTCTAACCAGACCTGACCGCCTATCTCTCTCCACCGCTTACAGAACGAAAAGTCCTCCCCGTACTTCCACTTCTTTTCAGGGTCAATAAACGATTCAAACAAGGGGTAGAACTGGTTGTTAACTGCGGCATCGTGATAAAACGTATCTGGATACGCCTCAATCATCTTGGCTACGCAATTTTTTGTGATTTTCAAAAAGCCCGTGGGAACGCGATCCACCTCTAAAAGTCCTGTTTTTGGGTCAGCTTCAAGGTACTTTCGTTCCTCAATCCAGCCGATATTGAACTTTAGCGGATCAACCCTTGCAGGGTACGCCCCAGCCACAAAGTCTACCGGGTGGTCGATTAGCTTACATAAAGCGCCCGCCTCCCACGCAACGTCTGAGTCAATAAAGACCAGCTCATCGCAATCGGAGTGGTAGAAATTGGTTGTTATTACGCCTCTGCAATCTGCAATTAGGGCGTTACCTACGTCATCCACGAATGAGAACCGGTCACCACGCTTAATCAGGGTGATGCAGTCCGTCATTAGGGAGCGCATTGTTCCCATGTGAACCACGCCTGTGTAGGCGGGCATTGCCAACATTATGTGCTTCATGCGATTCCTAAAAATAAGAAAAGCCACCCCTTTTGAGGGCGGCTTCTCCGTAGCTTCAAAACATCTTAGGCGGTAATGCCAATGTTTTGCAATGCAGTAATGATGCTATTGACGCGGGCGCAAACGTCAGCGGTTGTAGCTGTCGTTGACACTAACGCGGTGATAGCACCGGCTTGAACCACAGGGGTCTCGCCATAAAAACCAACCTTGCCACCAACGATGCCCAATAGGACACCGTCAGAGGCGTTACCGTTAAATAGGTAATTGGTCGTTTGGGTACTTGCTGCGCCGGGATTTGACATGATTTAGGTTCCTTTTCTAATTAAGCCGCAACTCGGCAAGCGAGTTCGGGGTAGAGGGGAGCCCAACCGTAGAGAACGTCTAAGCGGGTGGGGATCGAGTCGTTGTTGATCGTGTATTGACGAACAACGCGGATTGAGAGACCCAACTGCTTGTCGCTCGCACGACCGGCAAAGTGAACACCGTCTGGCAACTCAAGGTCGGCAGTCGCTAACGTGAACGCGTTCTTGTGGAACACCAAGTTCTGCGGGCTGACTTTACCGGTCTTATCGAACGGCGTGACAACTGCGGTCGAGGAGGTCGAAAGAACGGATACGTTTTGGAACTGACCAGCCGTGATGATGGCGGGCGAAACGATCACGGAGGCAGAGCCACCGGAAGTAATCGTTACGTCAGCGGTCACGACAAAGTTACGCAGAACATTACCGCCGTATGGCTGACGGTTCTGTGGGTTGACTGCAAACACGCCAGCAATCTGGATGGTATCGCCTTGCTTTAAGCCAGCGTTAGCGGTAGCAGCAGAGATTGTGATCGTGGATGTAGAAGCCCAACCAGTTGTCAGCGAGCCGGTAAAGGTGCTGGTGTTGGTCGAAAGGGTTGCCGTGGCATAAGAACCGTATGTGTGCGACACAATGTTCTGATCCATGTACCAGTTCATACCAATGGTGTCTTTGCCCATCATGCCCTTCTCGTACTGACCAGAGATAGTGCCTTGTGGGTTAAAGAGACCCTTGAGCGAGCCAACGATTGACGCACCGGTAAAGGGGTCAACAACGCAAGAACGCTTGCCATCACGGGGTGAGCCTTCACCGTCCAGATAAGCCTGTGCGGTCAAGAACGTAGCGATGTCAGAGGGAACTGTACCAGCCGTACCCACCGTGTTAGCGGTGTTGTCCGTAGCCATTGTCGTGCCATCAAAGTCCATTTTGTTGGCGATAGCAGCGATTGCTGGTTTGAGGACGCGGTCAGAGAACATATCCAACGACAGAGCCAGATCCTGTGTGGTGAACTGGGTATCAACGTGGAACTGGGTTGAGAGGGTAACGGGGACGGATGTCTCGTTAAAGTCCTCTACGTTAAGCGCAGGGCCAGTAGTACCGATAAAACGACCGGGACGGCGTACGTTTACGGTGTTACCAATCTTAGCGCCAGTAACCGCAAATTGCTCGTCATAAGAACGGTCAACGCGGGCCGTGAACGTAAGTTCGTTTTCCAAGACCATCAACGCCTCGTTGGTGATCATGGAGATGGTTAGCAAATTATTTGCCATTTTTAATTCTCCAAAAAGGTTAAGGTTGCCCTATTACCGAATCTTCCCCGCAAGGCGAGCAGCCTTCCATTGCTGGTAGGTTCCATGAAACGCTCGGTCTGAATCCAAACCAGTTTCCACGGCGCTACTGCTTGCCTTGATAGGCGAAATCGGCGCAGGGGCGTTCGATTTCTTAGCCACAGGTTCCTTTTTGCTAGGATTCGCAGTCTTTTCAAACTTTGCCTCCAACTTCCCAATCTCGCGTAGTTGCGCGGTCAATGACTTGTCCGCAAGGGAACGTGCGTAGTCCGGGTTGTCGGCTAGGTAGTAAAGGATTTCAGGCCCAAACTCACTATCGACAATTGATTCCCCAACCGGTGCGCTAACTGGTATGTCCCCAGCAGCCGCGATTGTGTCCTCGTAATCCGGCAGATTTGCCTTTGCAGTTTCTACGCGCTTTTGGAACTCGACCTGTTTACGGCTCTGTTCTTCTTGCGCCCGCCTAGACATCTCTTGTTCATCACGCTCCCGCAACTTCTTATCCGTAGTCCACTCAGCCAGAGCTTCAGCATATTCCAGCGCATCATTAAACTGGCTTGGATCGGGTTTGGGGTCTGGATCTGCCGGTTCTGCTCTCGCAGGGTTAGCCTTAGTCTCCAGCTCCTTGATCCGATTCTCCAGCTCTTGACGGGCTTGGCGCTCACGATCCGCTTCTTGGCGGGCCGCTTCACGCTGCTTAGTCAGTTCTGAAAACCGCTTCTCAAGTTTTGGGTTTTGCTTCTTTTCACCTGTCGCAGCCTCGGTTTCGCTTGGTTCACTCGCCTCGGTCTCAACCACCGGCTCCGCTGGTGCGGCCTCAATGGGAGTTCCATCTGACGCTAAACCTAATTTTGCTAACGAAAACTCAGCTAAATTCTCACTCGTTACAACTGTTGAAGCCTGTTTCCGGGCCTCTGGTGCTGCTTCGGACATGGATTACTCCAAGAATAAACCCAATGAACCCATTGGTAGGTAATTCGTATTACAAACTGTTTCCCAATAGTTGTCAACTATTTGCTATTTGTTGCTCCTGTTGCAAGAACGGGTTCGATGACTGATTGACTTCAGCTTCCGCAAACGCGGCTACTTGAGCCTGTTCCGCATCCTTCTCGGCTATGACCTGACGTAGCTCGCCAATGTCCATCCGCTTCAAGAGCATCTTGGTCACCGCATCGAGCTCGGCCTTATTCTGATTGGCCTGAGAGTTGAGGATCTGCTGGTTGACCTTGGCCTCGTTGATGGTGTCGGTGTTGTACGCCCGCGAGGTGACATCCATGAGCTTCCTCTTGGTCTCGCCATCCTGTCTCAGCATCTCAACGTCACTTCGGTACTGCTTCTCAAGCTCCATAGCCGCAATCATCTGTTGCATATCGGCAATCTGCTTCTGGGCTTGCATGAGCTGCATCTGAATCTGTGGCGGGATTTCGGACTTATCGTCAATCTGGGCCAGCGGGTTGTTAGCCGCCAGACGGTCGGCAATGACCTCAGCCCCCGGAAAGTCCATGTTGCGGAACACCAAGTCACCCGCAAGGTTAAAGAGTTCCTGATTGGTAGAGATCATGGGCATCATGGCCTCGACAGCCTCTTGACGCTTACTTTGGTAGCCGGGGCCGGTGTCCATGTAGACATCGTATTCGCCAACGGTTACGTCATTAAGAACCTTTTCCACGCCCATCTCGTCCTGAGTCCGTTGGTTCAAGGTAACCATTTCGGGTTGCCCATCGTAGCCAATGATCCGCAGAACTCGCTCTCGGTCGTAAATCTTGGGTATCAGGTCTAGGATGATTCGACCCGTGTGCTTCATAGACCGCACAAGGTTGTCGTAGTAGTGGAAGTTGGTCATGTCCTGTTGCATCTGCTGACCACGGATGGCCTTGCCAGACATATTGCCTTGGGGCAACTGGGACGGATCAAAAATACCGACTACTGACTGTAAGTCCTTATCGATAGACATCGCAGCCGCAATAACCCCGGCGGGCGGTGGCTCTGGCTGGAGACGCTGAGGAGCTGGAGCTTCTTTTCCATTGATGTCTGTCTGCTTGTAGCGCAAGACCGGCATGGACTTGATGTTAGCTTGCGCCCACTCGTTCTCATGGCCTTCGTCCTGACCTTCCGCAAGGAGCCACTTGGCCTTGGGAGCCAGAGCGATACTCTCGGTCAAGCTGGTCTGCCAGTAGTTGTACATACGCTGTGCGTCTTTGGCGTTTCGCACCAAGCCGTACTTCTTGCGCTTGTCCTCAACCGTGAGCTGCTGACCGTAGACCGGAACCACGGGGATGTAACGCCCTGACCAATCGCGCTCCTCAAGGATCTCAAGGCCCGTGAGCTTGCACCACTTGATCTGCTTACGCATGGTCTCGCGCTCGCCCACCACCATAATCCCTGCCGCAGCTAGGATCTCAGGGCTTGGGGCCTCGTCCTTGTAAACCTTTGTCCCGTCAGACAGGAGCAGTAACTTGGTCTTTTTGCGCTCAACGTAGAAATACTCGGCTACGCGAATGTCCTCTTTTTGTACCCAATCAGGGTCAAAGTCACCCGTTCCGCGCTGGTTGAAGTCACCGCCGTCATCGGCTCCGGGGTACTGGATCTTGAAGTCATCCTTAGACATCAGGGTAGTAATCAAGACCTTCTCAGCGTCTGAGCCGTCAGGCTGGATGGAGTTGGGGTCAAAGTAGACCGAGAACGGGTTGTCGATAGGACGGATGTAGATTTCCTGATCAAAGGAATCTTCACGGACGTAGTCAGTAATGACCCGCCAGTAGCCCCAGCCAATCCGCACCGCGTACTCACCGGCGGTATCGTAGGCAGTGTCTGCGTCTGAGTTGACTTCTATATGCTTGAAGATCCCGGTGATGACATCCGCAACCTTTGCATTGGCCTCGGAGTTCATGGAGTGAGCCCGCATCCGGGGGCGGCCCTGACGCATCTGGTTGACTATCTGTCTAACGTAAGCGTCTAGCTTATTGATGGTCAGACAGGGTCTGGCCTCAAGGTGGCGGGAGTTCTGAACCTCAATGGGCCATTGGTCACCAGAGGAAAACTTTAGGTCATCGAGACCCTTTTGCCGGTTCTCGGTGTCGGCCTCGTTAGAGAACTTAAGAAAGTCTATGGCTTCCTGTATGCGGGAATCCGCAGGGATAGCACTCGGAACGTCTACTTTTGCCATGTTTTAGCCCATCCATGAGCCCGGAATTTGGTAGACCGGCTTCTTTGGCCCTGCCTTCCGGGGTTCGTTTACCACCAATCCAATGTACCGAAACGCATCCGCACCATGAGAATAGATGTCGTGCAGAGGCGATTTCGAGAACTGTTTCGTATCTGGATCAACATCATACCGATAGTGCCTCAGACATTGTAGCCCCTGATAGCAATTTTCTTTATCAAAGTAACACTTTTGGAAAATCGTGCGGGCCGCGTTGATTGAGTCCGTGACCGGTACTCTGGGTAGGATCTGAACCTTGTAGTTTGCTCCCCTGACTATGTCCGCAATCGACCTACCAGCAGCCGCCAAGGTTGTGTTCTCCGCGTCATGGGGTAGCCAAATGGTGTCGTAAACGTAGCCCAAGGATTGAAGCTGGGCCAAGTAGTAGCTCATGGTCTTTTGGTTGTCCTCAAGGTAGCGGATCAACCGGATCTCAAAGCCTATAAACTGGATGAACCAAATAGCCGTGTTATCTGCCCAGCCTAAGTCGAATACCGCGTGGACGGGCTTGATAGCGTCATAGGGGACTTTAGTGATCCGACCGTCCATCTCTGCCATGTTCATCTCTTGAGCAAAAACTGCGCCGTCTACTGTCCTACGACATAAGCCTTCCCAGACGTTCAAGTAGGCGTTGTGGTCGTGGATCTCTAGGTTCTCTTTTTCCTCCCGCAGGGTTTGGGGGAACCACGGGTTATCGCGCCAAGTAATCTTTTGGACTATCGCGTTCTCAGGCGGGCTTATGACAAAACGCTGGTAGGTTTCGTCAGTCTCTAGTTCTGGGTTAAAGGTGATCCATATCTCGGAGTTGTCCCTACGGATGGTTGGGATCAGGACGTTCCAGCTAGTCTTGGAGATGGTCTGGGCTTCCTCGCACCAGCAGATGTCTACGCCCTCAAAGGACTTGATAGACATGATGTTGTTCTTTAGTCCCGCAAAAAAGAACTCGGTTCCGTTCTTGCCCTTGATCGAAATGTTCGTTACCTCGTAGAACTCAGATAAGCCCAACTGCTCAATCTGGTCGGCTAGGAGCTTATGGACTGAATCCTTAATGGATACCTGAAACTCACGGGCGCAGAGGATTCGTAGTGGGTCTTTGGCTCCCTTGATTAGTAGGGCTCTGGCTACTCCCCAAGACTTAGCTCCCCCTCGGCCTCCGTAAAGAACCTTATACCTTTTGGCCTCAAAGAGGCACGCAAGTTTTACCGGGAACTCTGCCTTGGCTACCGCCTGTTCCAGCAGCTCGCGGTCAGACATCTATGGTTTCTGGCGGTTTAATGAACGTGACCTGTATGGCGTTCAGTATAGGTGAGCCGTCAGCGTTCTCCATCTGGTTAATCTGGATCGCCTTGCCGTCTAGCCTGTCTATGACTTCCTTGACAGCCCAAGCCTCTCCCAGCTCTGCCTGAGTCAAGAGGGACTCAACTATCCTTGGTAGTCTCTGAGGGTTCTGTACTAACGCTTTTCGCAAAGCATCATGGAACATCTTCCCCTTTACAGCATTTGTATTACCTATCGGTGCGGCCATATTGATTAACTCAATCTATAAGTTCCTAACACGGAATTAAGATTGTGAACTGTTTGTGTTGTACTTGCAACCTTTTTGTAGTAACCTGTTTGTTCTATTAGGAGAATAACTATGGCTAAAAAAATTGTAGCTTATTGTGGGATTGAGGATGATTCACGGGACGGTTACCTTAAATGGGATAAGACTTACCTAGAGATGAGTCACGCACAAAAGTTGAAATTTGTAACTGATGTCATCAATGAGCTGGCAGTTGAACATAGGTTCTTAATCCGCGTTATCGAGAATATAAAAACTGCATCAAAGGGTCTAGGGCTTCCTCAGTAAACTTTTCCCCTTGGTGGGACTTGAGCATTGAGGAAAAGGTTGCGTCATCCGATTTACCCGCAGCTCGGTTCTTAGCGAATAACTGGGGGAATAACAGTTCCGCAGGGGCTCCAAGGTTACCGCTTTGTGCCTGTAAGCCGCCCAGATATCTTCCGGGGATACCGGCTGAGTAGGATTGGTGCGTGTAAGAGGGAATTTGGATTTCTCGTCCGGGGATTGCCTCAAAAATGGTCTGCCCCATAAATCCCTTTTGTAGCCTTGGGTCAACAAAAGCCTCTAACGCATCCTCATAGACCGGAAAGCCTTGTTTCTGGAACTCGTCCTTGTACATGAGCTGGGAGATAGCCGTCCGCAACTGACCGGGGGTAAAGTCTTTTGTAGTTCTCTGGGACATTAAAATTTCCATGTCTGGCGAAATGATGCTGGTCGATAGGTTTTTAAACGGGTAAGTTTTGACGCTGTTACCTTCTGCGTCTTTTTTGATTACCGAAAACTCACGCAAGCTTCTGTCAAAGTTCTTTACAGCTTTTACAGATGGCTGTATTGCGTCAAGTTGCCGTACCAGACCTTGAGCCTGATGGTGGCTAAAATCTATTGACCGTGGCCCGCCAGCCAAAAAAACCCCCAAAACATCGTCACCGGCAAACTTTTCAAAATTCTTAATCTTATTAGCCGCTGCGGTTGGTTCAGACGCATAAGCTATGTCCTCAGCCACGTTGGATTGAACCAGCGGATACTGGAAGCCGCCTTGTTGAGTTACCGGTTTTGACAGGGGTACGCCCTTGATTTGTGAAACATCTTTCCCTATTGCAGACGTATCACCAAATACGGGAACCAGCGTTTTGCCAACCAGCTTCTCAGGATTAAACGCAATCTCACTAATTGTGGTCAGTCCGGGTGTTGGGGTGGCTATTGTTTGGCCTCCAGCCCGCATTTCCTCGCGCCGACTGACTGCGGGAATTTTAAGTGCTTTCTCAAGTTTTGTAATTGCTGACTTGTCCGCAGGGGTAAGGTTTGGCTTGTCCCCGTAGAGCAACTCTCGGACAGTCTTGCCGCCAACCCTTGCGCCCATGCCTAATGAGCCAGCCGGTACGCCACCGCTGGTCGCAAGACCGCCTCCGAACATATTGAGCGCCGTGTTCAGGGCTTCTTCTTCGTCCAGAACCTCACCCCGCGCAGCTCGTCCGGGTGCTTTGATCGCACGGATAAAGTCGTACAGGATCTTTGGAGCTATAACGTCAGGCATATACCGGTCAGGCATCATTACTGACTTCTCTGACGGCAATGATCCCCGCAGCCGGGGTAGCAGACTTAGCCTCTCGACATTCGGGTCAAGGTTAAATAGCTCCGAAAGCGTAGGCATTACTTCTTACCTTTAGTACCCTTTTTGGCTTCTTGTTTCACAGAATAAGCTATCGCAACCGCCTGTTTGACCGGTTTCCCAGCCTTGACCTCGGTCTTGATGTTCTGCTTGAACACCTTATCGGACATGGATTTCTTTAGCATTATTTCTTCGCAGTCTTTGCTGATTCTTTGAACGCTTTTGCCGTGGGAGCGCCCTTTGCTCCGGGGGCTCGCATCTTCTCTGGGGTCTTGCCCGCTGCCTTTTGTGCCTTGATCCTCTCGCGCTTGGCGTGGATGTTCGCGTAAAGTCCTGTTGCCATCATTCGCTCCCTTCGTTGATTTTGACGGTATCTGCCTTGATCTTCGCAAGCCACCAATTGCAGTCCGCAATCGCCCCATCCAGCGCCTGAAGGTTAGCCAAAGTGAGGGCGCGTTGTTGATTAAGTTCCGCAACTCTTGCTTGTATTGATTGCTCATCCATTAACAATTCCAGTTTTTGAGGCTAGCTGCCTTACGGGTTGGTCGGCCTTTTTCGTCCTTCATTGGCCCCGGCATCCCACTCATCCGCGCACAAAAAGACTTTTTACGGCCTTCGTCAGCTTTTGTTTTAGGGTTTGGAGCTGGAGCTTTAAGGTTTGAATTATTTTTCGCATTGTATGCTGCCCTTCCTTTTGCAGTCATTCCCGCACCCTGCTCGACAGGCTTGTAGTTCTTGCCCTTACCGGTGGTAGTTTTCGGGATTGGTTTATTGGTTGTTTTCATTTTCCACCCAGCAGACATCTTTCCAAGACATCATAAGAAACTTCTCGCCTTCGTGGTCTACTTCTTGAAACGTCAGATACTCGCCTGTCGTTCCGTATCTTATCTTCTGGCCCACCTCGCACGGATTCGGGACTCTACGACCCTTCTTGTCATATTCCCCCGGCCCAACCGCGACCACTTCACCCATATTAGGGTTTTCCTGCATGATGACCGCAAGAATGTCGCTCTTTGTTCGCTCAATCGGCCTGACTAGAATCCGGTCGCGCAGGGGCTGGATCATCTTTTCTCCGCTTTTTAGGTAGGTCGTTAATGATTGCTTTGCTTTGAAACTCTCCGCACCATTGGGTATCCTGTTTCATAACGTATTCAGGATACCGCTGGCACATTCCAAACTTCTGGTTTGCTAAGAAAAACCTACAAGTCCCGCAGTTCACTTCAAGTTTTCCAGCTTGTAAATCGTTGTGTTGATCAGATCCGTAATCCCGTCGATTAGGTTCTGGATCTCTGAATCCTGTGGAAGATCCTTGCGGGTGTCATCCACATAGCTCCGCAGGGCCTTCATATACGCAAGGGGGTCTTTATCCATGTAGACCTCTTGCTCCTTGTCCACC